TACAGCCACTCCATCCAACTGTTCCCTATACTTTTAATGAAATGAAAGCAGGTCTTAATAACCCTGAAGAATATGACGCAGATAGTTTGGGTAGAAGACTTGCAGATATAGATAAACTTCGTCAAATACATGGCGATGTTCCACAACCTACAGTTGACTTGGGCACAGTAGGTGGAGCACCTGAAGAAGCACCAAAGATGAAGCGTGGAGGGAAAGTCCGTATATCTGACAACCCTGACGTCATGCAAGCAGAGATTATGCAACGTGGGTTTGCAGGTGGTGGAACTGTAGCTAAGATGCTTGAGAGGGCCGCCCCCAAGACTTTGGAAGAGATCAGAGCGATTGCCGAACGCCTAGCCCCCCAAGTGACTGGGGAAGAGTTTATTCGTGGAGCTGGCACTCAAAGCATTGCAGGCAAGACACAAAAGCAGTTTGCCCGTGAGAAAGACCTCCCTATTGACATCCGTCCTGACAAAGACTTGCCTCCTCCTGACATCGTTGATCTAGCCAAACACAAGGGCAAGGTCATGATTGGCATTAAAGGTGATCCAACGGTCTCTAACCAGACTTTGCACAGCGTGGGTGACGTTACCCTTCAGTCGCCTTCTCCACAGCATGGCGGCCCAATGTATGGGCATGGAAACGATGCATTCTGGGCATCAGGCTTAGGAGCCGCCAAGAAAGTACAGAACTTAGCCAAAGCCGCTTCAGAGCAATACAACGCTCCAGTGTTGGGCAATTACGTCATGATGGGACCAGATAGCTATTACTATGCACAGCACTTTGCTGACGCTAACCTGAACGCTATTGATCCATCCAAGATGACCAAGGCGCAGATGGAAGCGCTGAATGATGCCATCCGCAGGGGTGGACCGCTGTCTAATGGACCAAGACCCAACTTCCCCGGTATCGAGGATGTAGGCGATGCTTATCTCCAAATGCAGATGGACCCCGGTCTGCGTAAGCACTTCAACGAGCTGATGACCAAAGCCAACACCAGCAAGATGTATGGCGTACCAAGTGGTCAAGACATCGCCCATGCAGTAACTGTGCCCAGCCTCAGAAACTTAGAGATAGGCGTGACTGGTCAAGGTATCGGAGAGATGTATCCTGACCAACCTTTGCCTTTGTCTACGCATCCTACGTACAGCCACGACATACCCGGCAAGTTCTTGGGTTCAACTCAATACCCAATTCCTTATGAGCTGTCCTTTCCTGATACCACACAAGCTATTAGGGCAAACCCTAAGCAGGGTGGATCACAAGAGTTTGGTTCGTTTGGGATGGTTGGACCACGCCAGATCATTGACCAGCAGTTGATTGATGAGCTAGGTGAGTATCAGCGCCAGATGAAATCTTTGACTGGTAAAAAGAAGGGTGGAGCTGTTAAGACCACAGTGCATCACCTTGACGGCGAAGAAGTGCATATTGTTGAGAGGACTAGATAATGCCTTCGGCTAAACCACTTTATTCAGCATTTGATAAAGCGCTTGAGTCTTTGTTGAGAAACAAGGGCACAGGCTCAGAGTTCTTGGGTGAGCTGACAAAAAAAGCTGGCGTCAAGCAAGCAGAGATTCAAGAGCGTGGGTTGGATAAGGCTTTGGGTAGTTTACCCAAGGTTGACAAGGCTACGGTGCAAAAGGTTGTCCAAAAGAATCCGCCTGCTAGAGTTGAAGTCAAAACAAAATATAACGACCCTACAGAACATCCTGACTACGAAGACTTCTTAAAAGACGCATCAGAGCGTGAAGACTATCGTGGGCGTACTGTATACGTTGACCCTATTCAAGCTCACCATGACGCTGTAGAAGCCTTAGGAGGCTATACAAAGTACCATGAGTATCAGTTGCCCGACAATGAAAACTATCGGGAAATGTTGTTAACTCTACCTAGTCATGAAGGCCCAGCTTTCCAATCTCAACATTGGGATGAACCAAACGTATTGGCCCATATGAGGATAAGCGATAGGATTGGTCCAAACAACGAGAAGGTATTGCACCTTGAGGAGTTGCAGTCAGATTGGCATCAGCAAGGAAGAGATAAGGGATATGGAAATCAACTGACACCAGAAGATGTAAAACGTATAGAACAACTTCAAAAAATGTCAGTTAATGGAAATATTTCTATGGCTGATCGTGCTGAATGGGCTGGCCTGATAAAAAAGCGTGACGATTCAGTCCCTGATGCACCTTTCAAAAAGAACTGGGAAGAACTTGCATTAAAGCACCTAGTAAACCACGCAGTGGAGAATGGGTATGACAAGATAGCGATTACGCCCGGAGCTGTTCAAGCTGATCGCTATGATTTGAGTAAAAAAATAAGCAAAGTTAAATACTTTGATGAGCCTAACTCAGATAAGGGTGTTCTTCATGCTTATGATTTACAGGGTAACAATGTCTTAAATCAATCTGTTCCTAAAGAAAAGGTGCAAGATTACATTGGTAAAGATGCCGCTCAAAAGCTATTAGATCAGCCCGCTGAAGGCCATGATCGTCCAAATGTTCCATCTCAACAAAGAACATTGTCTGGTTTAGATTTGCAAGTTGGCGGTGAGGGCATGAAGGCCGCATACGACCAGCGCATTCCAAGTGTTTTGAACAAGATTGGCAAACCTTATGGGGCACAAGTCCAGTTGAATGGCATGAACATAGCCACGCCACAGACTACCGACCTATCCATAACAGATATGTTGCGTCAGACCAATACGCCTGAGCAAGCTTGGTTGGATATGCCTTATGAGCAAAAAGAATCCATGATGGATCAATTTTCTAAAGATAACGCAAATAAAACAACTGCGTTACATTCTTTTGATATCACCCCAGAGATGAAGCAACAGGTTCAGACTGAGGGATTACCAAAATATAGACGTGGCGGTAAAGTCAATCTCAACACTAACCCAGACACTCATTGGGCAGAAACACAGTTTAAAAGGAAATAACTATGGCTACACAGATGCCAATTGAACAAGACTATGGACGTTTCGTCGATGGTATGTCTGACCCAGATGAGGACGGAAACATTCACGTTGAGATGCCAGAAGATGATTCTGATGTCATAGAGCAACCTGATGGTTCAGCCATTGTGGTGATGAATGACTTTGATGGTCCTATGGAAGACGAAGACTTCTACCAAAACTTGGCAGAGGTGTTTGATCCATATGACTTGAACAGAGTGGCCATGCATTACCTAGACTTGATCAAGAACGACAAGACTAGCCGTGAGGAGCGTGACAAGAAGTATGAAGAGGGTTTGAAGAGGACGGGATTGGGGAATGATGCCCCCGGTGGTGCCAATTTTATGGGTGCATCCAGAGTTGTACACCCTGTTATGGCCGAGGCTTGCGTAGACTTTGCTTCTAGAGCTATCAAGGAGATGTTCCCACCTGATGGCCCAACCCGTACAAAGATTATTGGCGACGTTGACAAAGAGAAGATCGAAGTAGCAGAGCGTAAGCGAGACTACATGAACTGGCAGTTGACCGAGCAGATCGAAGAGTTCAGGGACGAACAAGAGCAGTTACTGACCCAACTTCCTCTTGGTGGCTCACAATACCTCAAAATGTGGTACGACGAGAACAAAAAACGTCCCTGTACTGAATTTGTGCCTATTGATAAGATTTATCTGCCCTTTGAGGCGGCTAACTTCTATACAGCCCAGCGTGTAACTGAAGTCAACACGATCAGTTCATGGGAGTTTAACAATAGGGTTAGAGCTGGTTTGTATAGAGACATCAATTTAATTCGTGCTTCTGCTGAACCTGAGCAAAGCTTTGCAGAGAAGGCAAACGCCAAGATCGAGGGTAAACGCTATGAAGACAATGATGATGGCGTCAGGAACGTCTATCACATATACACATGGCTAGAGTTAGATGAAGACAAAAGAACTGGCGGCGAGTCAGCACCTTACATTTTGATGGTTGATGAATTAGACCAAAAGGTGGTTGGTTTGTACCGTAACTGGGAGGAAGGTGATGAAACTCTTACAAAATTGGATTGGCTCATTGAGTTCAAGTTCATACCTTGGAGGGGAGCGTATGCGATTGGTCTCCCTCATCTCATTGGCGGATTGTCCGCCGCCCTCACTGGTTCATTACGTGCACTATTAGACTCGGCGCACATTAACAACGCCGCGACAATGCTCAAGCTCAAGGGAGCTAGGATGTCGGGTCAGACTGATCAAGTTGAGGTGACACAGATTGCGGAGATCGAGGGCGCTCCCGGTGTAGACGATGTTCGCAAGATCGCCATGCCTATGCCTTTCAATCCCCCATCTCCTGTGCTTATGGAGCTATTGGGCTGGTTAACAGACGCCGCTAAAGGGGTTATAACAACTTCTGAGGAGAAAATTGCTGACGTCAATGCCAATATGCCAGTTGGAACAACGCAAGCTCTAATCGAGCAGGGTGCGGTTGTGTTCTCAGCAATCCATGCTAGGTTGCACGAGAGCCAAGGCAGGGTCTTGAAGGTGCTTGGACGCCTCAACAGATGGTACTTGGACGAGCAAAGACGTGGTGAGTTAGTGGTTGACCTTGATATCCATAAGGATGACTTCAAGCGCAACACTGATGTTATCCCAGTTTCTGACCCACATATCTTCTCTGAGACGCAGAGGATGGCTCAAACGCAAGCTGTGATGCAAATTATGGCGGCAAACCCTGATTTGTTTGACAGAAAAGCGGTTATTGAGCGGTTCATGAAGCAAATGAAGGTGCCTCAGATCAATGAGTTGCTCCTTCAAGAGCCAGAAGACGACATGGTGAACTCCGCTAAGGAGAACTTTAATCTGTTGAAGGGTGAGCCAGCTAAAGCTTATGACGAACAAGACCATTTGGCCCACATTCAAAGCCACATTGACTTCTATCGCAACCCAATGTTTGGTTCTAATCCGCTTTTCATGCCTAAATTCTTGCCTGCTGGCATAGATCACATCCAACAACACTTGGGTATGTGGTATGAGCAGACCATGAACTTGTATGCTGAGAGCGGATTGAAAGAGCGTGGCTTGGATTATGACGATCCATTGAATACAAAACGCATAGATGAGCAGTATGCCAAGGCTTCTATTGCTGTTTTCAAGGAATCTCAACAGACTTTCCAGCAGATCATGCCAATTTTGGGTGAGATGCAACAGCAATTAGACGCTCTGAAGAAACAACAACAGCCTATGGACCCAGATGCTCAGGCTTTGATCCAGACTTCTATGGCTGAAACCAACCGTAGGGCACAAAGAGACAAAGCTGAGATGGCAATCAATCAGCAAAGGCTACAGCAAGACGGACAACTTGAGTCTTCTAGGATTCAAGCTGACTTAGCCAAGTCTAATGCTGACAATCAGTTGAAAGTTGCGTTGGATTCCACCAATAACATTACAAAACAGAACATTGAATCAGCAAAAATATCCCATGATGCGGATATTTTGCGACATGAGCAGGCGAAAACTGCACTGGAGCTACAAAATCGTGCCCAGTCTTACTTAGGAGGACAAAATGTCTAGCGATAACGAGCAAAAGTCTGTGGAAGTTCCACAGCACAAGCGTATTGCCCAAGGAGTTCCACTTGATGGTACATCTATGGGCGGTAAAACCCAGTCAGAACCCAAAAAACAAGGAGGTTTAGCACAAGCAGAGCAAAAAAAGAAATAAATGGTTTTAATTTCACAGGTTATCGGCGCTATTAAGAAAAGACAAGCAGACGTTGCGTACTCATTAGCAGAAGGCAATGCATCGACTTGGGAGTCTTATCAGCGCATGGTAGGAGTCTACATGGGCCACCAAGAGGTCATAGACTTCATTAACAAATTATTAACTGAAGAAGAGGAAAAAGATAATGACAGATAGCACAACTGGCGCAGATTTAGATTGGGCGTTCCCTAATGTAGATCCGCAAGCCAAACCGCTTGGCGCAAGGATTCTAGTGCAATTAAAACGCACAAAGAAGACAACAGCGAGTGGAATCGTTATGGTTGCTGAGACCAAAGAAACAGAGAAATGGCAGAACATGGTAGCCAAAGTGTTGATTATTGGACCTCTAGCGTTCAAGAATCGTGACACGATGCAACCTTGGCCTGAAGGTTCTTGGTGTCAAGTTGGGGATTATGTGCGAGTTCCCAAATGGGGTGGAGATCGCTGGGAAGTCCCAGTGCCCGGAGAGAGCGACTTAGAAGAACCAGCTCTTTTTATGATTCTCAACGATCATGAAGTTATCGCCACGGTAACTGGAGATCCCTTACAAATGAAAGCTTACATATGAACACAGAAAAGAAAGTCGAAGAACCGATTGACATGAACGTCAATGAGGAACTGGATGGATCTGCAACGGTAGAACTACCTGAAGATTTAGTGCCTCAACAAGAAAATGAGGACAAACACGAAGTTAAAACTGAAGAACACGATGACCATCACGACGATGACCCATCGGAATCTAAAGTTCAGCGCAACAGGCGCAAACAAAAGAGAGAACTGGCTAAAGCTGTTTCCTCTGAAAAAGAACTCCAATTGAACCTTCTGAGGAAGCAAAACGAAGAGTTAATGGCTAGGCTTGCAGTGGTGGAGAAAAAGACCCACAACGCTGATTTAGCCCGTATAGACAAGGCAATTGAGGACCAAGAGACTCGCGTTAACTATGCCAAGATCAAGATGGCTGAGGCTATGTCTGCTGGAGACGGCGAGACTTATAGCCAAGCGCAAGAAATTTGGTTGGAGGCTAGAAACCAAGTTGCCGCTCTGAAAAATTCAAAAGAGCAAGCAAGTCGTCCTCAAGTACAGAATAACATTCCAGACCCACGCTTACAGCGTCATGCTAGCGAGTGGATGGAAAGAAATCCATGGTACAACCCAAATGGCGGTGACATTGATAGTCGGATTGCCAAGATCGTGGATGAAGAACTTGTTAAAGAGGGTTGGAACCCCAACGATTCAGATTATTGGGACGAACTCGATAACAGGTTGTCAAAACGAATTAACCATAGATATAATGACTCTATGGACGTAAAACCGTCTTCTAAGGGACCAAGGAGTGTTGTCACAAGCTCTGGACGTGAAAGCGTCAATGGCAATAGCAACCGAAGTACTTTTACGCTACAGCCCGAACAGGTTAGAGCTATGAAAGACGCAGGTATGTGGGATGATCCCGCAAAGCGAGCCAAGATGATCAAGCGTTATGCAATGAGCGCCCGTAACAACCAATACTAAGGAACTAAGAAAATGGAATCACGTTTAAAAAAATCTCTAAATGCTGGTGGTCGTGAAAGTCGTGCTAGTCAGGATATCACTAGACAACCGCCCGAAGAGAAGTTCATGAATTCGCAGGAACGTCCAACTAGGAAGATGTGGAGCGAGGAGTGGACACAGAGTGCTTTACCCAAAGTACCTGAGATACCCGGATGGCACGTATGCTGGTTGTCAACAACCAATGGTTACGACACGATTGATAAACGTATGCGCTTAGGCTATGTACCTGTTCCACGAGAAGAGGTTCCAACGTACTATGAGCAACACAAAGTCAAGAGTGCTGAAATCACTGGATATGTTAGTTGCAACGAAATGGTTTTGTACAAAATTCCTATGGATATGTATCAAGACGTTATGTTGCATATGCACCATGAGTTGCCCAACGAAGAGGCTGAGAAAATCAAAGTCCAAGTTGAGCAGTTACAAGGCGCACAAGACAGTTCTGGCAGACACCTTGCGGATATCGAAGGCGATGGTCTAAGGCAATTAAGTCGAAAAAATGTTCCTGATCCCATCTTTCACGGGTAAGGATATTTAACAAGGAGTTAACTATGTCAGCAACTAGTGCTCCATTTGGCTTGAGACCTGCGTTCCACCCTTCTGGTTTGGATCGTGCACAGGCTCTTGCTGGTGGAATTGCATCAGGATACGCTACGGCTATCCTCAAGGGTCAACCCGTCAAATACAGTACAGCCGCAGTTTTAACTGGTAGCCAAGGAACTATTGTTCCCGTGTCTGCCACTTCTGACTCATGGTCTGGCGCATTTGCTGGTGTTGAGTGGACCGATACAACTGGTCGTCGTCGTGTAAGTAACAATTGGCCTGCCAATACATCTTATGTGACTGGATCATGCGTAGCTTATTTCTATAACGACCAAAACATCGTTTATGAAATCCAAGCAGACGGTTCTATGGCTCAAACCACTATTGGTAATGAGTATAACTTCACTAACTTGACTGCTGGTTCTACTACCACAGGTCTGTCACAATGTACTCTAGGGTACAACACAGCCCAAGGTAACACAGGCCAAGGTCAAATGCGTGTTGTCGATTTAGCCCCCTATGCAGACAATGCATGGGGAGATGCCTACACGGTCGTTCGTGTGGTTAACTCACAGTCACAGTTCTTCGGTTCTGTAACTGCTATTGCATAAGGAGGCATAAACCATGGCCGCACCAATGCGAAGTACGGACTTTAGAAGTATTGTTGAACCTATTCTTAACGAATGTTTCGACGGTGTCTATGACCTCCGTGAAGATGAATGGTCTCGTGTTTTCCGTGAACAAGAGGGCATTCCCCGTAACTACCACGAAGAGCCAGTCCTTTATGGATTTGGAGCCGCACCCCAGTTGCCTGACGGTACACCCGTTAGCTACCAACAAGGTGGTGTACTCTTCCTCCAGCGCTATGTTTACAATGTGTATGGCTTGGCCTTCGCATTGACCAAAGTGTTGGTTGAAGACGGCGACCACATCCGTATTGGTCAAGTGTATGCTCGTCACCTCGCCCAATCATTGATTGAGACTAAAGAAACTCTCTGCGCTAACATTTTGAACAGAGCCTTCAATAGTTCTTATGTCGGTGGTGATGGCGTGTCACTTGTTAACACAGCTCACCCAATCGTGAATGGTACATTTAGCAACCAATTGGCTACAGCCGCTAACTTGTCTCAAACATCTCTCGAACAGATGTTGATTCAAATTCGTCAAGCTGTGGACAACAATGGTAAGAAGATTCGTTTGGTTCCACGTCAATTGATTGTGGCTCCCGGCAACATCTTCCAAGCTGAAGTATTGTTGAAATCTGTTCTGCGTACTGGTACAGCAAACAATGACTTGAACCCTGTTAAGTCAATTGGTTTGTTGGATGAAGGTGCCGCAGTTATCTCTCGTTTGACATCAGCCACAGCATGGTGGGTTCAAACTGATGCGCCCGAAGGCATGAAGCTTTTGATGCGTCGTCGTTTGGAGAAAACCATGGAAGGTGACTTCGAGACTGACTCTATGCGTTACAAGGCTACTGAGCGTTACATCCCCGGATGGACCGACCCAAGAGCTATTTACGGTACCGCAGGCGTATAAGCCTAATGGGGAGGGGAAAAACCTCTCCCCTTTTTTTTTAAACTGATCAAGCTTTTCATGGAGAAGATCAAATGCCTCAATTTTCAGACGACCTATTTTTAGGCCCAGCCCAGACGTACATGGGTCTGGATCTCAGCCAGACAGAAGGTGTTTACACTGGTTCTGTTACTGGCACAACAATGACCATTACTGCTCTTCAGAGCGGTGAGCCATTAACACTTGGACAATATGTAAGCGGAACAGGCATTACTGCTGGTTCTTACATTACAGCTTTTGTCTCTGGTTCTGGTGGTACTGGTACTTATACCCTTAGCGCTTCTTCAAGTGCTACTGGTTCAATCACAATCACATCTTCAGGTGATGCATACCTAGGTGACCCCGCTCCTATGGATTTGGGTGTTGGTCCTTTGGGTCGTGTATACATTTGGGATTGTGTGCCACAAACATTGCAAACAGCCAATATTGCCGCATCACAAACAGCGACTGGATCTGGTGCTGTAACTTTGACTGCTGGAACTTCTGTTAAGACTGTTACTCGCGCTGATGGTACAACTGTTCTTCAATTGAACACACCTCGTGCATTGCAAATCAACACATCAACAACTGCCAGAACAATCACTGTTTCTGGTTATGATTACTACGGTCAGCCAATGACTGAGGCAATCACAGTTGCTACTGCTGGTACTGCAAAGTCTGGTGCTAAAGCTTTCTATCAGATCGCTAGTGCAACGATCAACGGTTCTGCAACAGCAGTGACCATTGGTACTACAGACATTTTGGGCTTGCCTGTTCGCTGTTTTGACGCTGGTTATGTTGTCAAAGTGGGCTGGAACAACACACTTGCTCAAGACACAGGAACCTTCACAGCCGCTGATATGACAAACCCAGCATCATCTATTACTGGTGATGTTCGTGGAACATATAAGCCCTCTACAGCATCTGATGGCACAAAGCGTTTAGTGATGACTATCGCCCTGCCCGGTATCGCTGTTGGTCCCAATGCTACCCGTATCGGTGCATTAGGCGTCACTCAAGCCTAAGGAGAAATAAACCATGGCTAAATCAATGAAGGGTGCAGGCGGCTTCAGCCAAATGCCCAAAATGATGACAGATGAGCCTTCAGTTATTCTGAAACTCAAAAAAGGCGGTCACGTCTCCATGAAGCACAAGAAGGAAGAGCATGGTCACAAGACTATGGAACACCATCTTGACGGCGGAATGGCTGGCAATGCTATTCGTGGTTTGGTACCTGCTTTGGCTGGTGCCGCTCCCATGAAGCCTTCTATGGCTATGCGTCGCAAGGCCATGGCTACTCCTATGATGAAGAAGGGCGGAAAAGCTCACCACAAAGACGGTGGAGACATTGCTCAAGACAAAGCCATGATCAAAAAGGCTTTCAAAGAGCATGACGCCCAAGAGCACAAAGGTGGTAAGGGCACTAAGTTGACTCTCAAACACGGTGGTAAAGCTCATCACAAGTTTGCCAAAGGTGGTTCAGTTGGTGATGGAATGGCTAAAGCTTTAGACAAGTTTGAAACCAAAACTACCATTGAGAACGACGAGAAGCCTTACGTTAACACTGAGATGCATGAAGCCAAGCGTGACAGAGTTCACGGTACTGGAGCTGTCAAAGAAGGTAATGCAGGTGGCTACAAGCATGGTGGAAAAGTTCACCACAAAGCTGGTGGCAAAGTGCATCACGTTTCTGGACACCCAGAAGGCTCTATGGAGCACCACAAGCATATGGCTAAACACCACGCCAAAATGCACAAAGAAGGCGGTTCTGCTCATCACAAGAAAATGATGGAACACCACAAAGCTATGTGCAAAGGTGGTAAGTATGCTACTGGCGGTTCAGTTCCTGCTGAGACCAACGAGAGCGATACAAGAGGTAGGATCGTAATGGGTGGAACCATTGAGGGCAATGAGCACGATTACGAAAATACTTTAGTTCACCAAGGTAGACGTGATACTGCTCACGGTACAGGTGGTGTGGATATGGCTAATGACGGTGGTTATAAGCATGGTGGCAAGGCACATCACAAGCGTGGTGGTAAACATCACTATGCTATGGGTGGTCGCGTCATGGGAGCTGAAGACAACGTCTCTACTACACCTAAGGGCAAAACACACACCAAGACTGGTGAAGTGATGGAGTCCAATGCTGGTGGTTTCAAGCGTGGAGGTCATGCCGTAAAAAAGCACTTCGCCACGGGGGGCGCTGTTAATAAACAGGGTTCTGCCGTGGTAATGCCCCAAGCTCACAAGCCTGCTTCTAGACCAGTTCACATCAACGAACTTTCTGGCACTTTCAAAAAAGGTGGCAGAGTAAAAAAGTTTGCTGAAGGGACAGATGAAAACGATTTGTCTCGTGGTGGATATGACTCTGTAGCAAAACAGGACACTGCTGATAACTTAGCGATGAGAAACATGATGTTAGACCCCATTAGAAAGGGTTACAACATGGTCAAATCAGCTATTGGTATGGGTAGCACTACACCGCCTGCTGGAAGCGTTACAAAGACTGTTAAACAAGTTTCTGTGACTCCTCCACAAAAGCGTCGTGGTGGCAGTATCAAGCGTTAAGTAAGGTGGGGGCTTAGGCTCCCACTCTTTAAGGAATACATCATGAGTAATGGAATTGTTGCTTCAGTAACACGAGCAGGTGCGTATGAGCCGTTTGACCTTCAAGTAGCAAGAGGTCAAATTTATGGGCACAGCGTTGTTAGCCTTTTTGGTTATCAATCTTCAGTAACCACAACTGCGATTCCTATTTGGGAAAATGCAACTACATACACATACATAACATCAGCATCAACTTTGTCGTTGGTGAGTACCTCTGCGTCTGATGATACGTCTGCAAAAATTTTAATCAGTGGATTGGATTCAAGTTTTAATCCAATTTCTGAAACATTGGCAATGAATGGAACTGGTGCAGTTACAACTGTAAACAGTTACTTTAGAGTTAATAGTTTGTTGATGGTCTCGCCCGGCACTGGGCAAAACACCAATGTTGGAACCATCACATTGAAACAATCTTCAAACATTGTTGCCCAAATCAATGTTGGTATTGGCAAATCACAAAGCACTATTTACACAGTTCCTGCTGGTTACACTTTCTATTTAGACCTTGCTGAAGTTAATAGTTCAAATAGCTATACTGGAAGCACGATCATCACTTACAGAGTGCAAGCAATCAACAATGCAACTGGCGTTAAATTGGCTGTTCTACAACAACCATTTGTTTCTATTTACACAGCTTCAAGAGCATCTGATCCTTTTGCTTACGCAGAAAAGACAGATATTCAATGGCAGTTGAGCACAAATACTGGAACCATAGCCGCAGGCATTATTGTTACTGGTAAGTTGATTCAAAATAATAATGCTGTAACAGGTTCAGGTTCATAATGCCTAGCAAATCGCCTGCTCAACATCGACTGATGGAAGCCGCCGCCCACACCAAGGGTGGCTTTGGTGGCGTTCCTCAAAAGGTTGGCAAAGAGTTCGTCAAAGCTGATGAGGGGAAGAAGATGGCAAAAGGTGGCTTGTATGCCAATATCCATGCTAAACAGGAGCGGATATCCCATGGATCAGGCGAAAAAATGCGTCGTGTCGGAGCTAAGGGTGCCCCAACCAAGGAAGCCTTTATTGAGTCAGCTAAAACTGCGAAGAAAAAAGATGGTGGTGGCGTCAACTTGGCTGTCAGTCGTGGTGAAAAATTATCGACAGACAGGGGTGCTGGACTAACTGCCAAGGGCAGAGAAAAGTACAATCGAGAGACTGGTAGCCATCTCAAAGCACCCCAGCCTCATGGTGGCTCAAGAAAAGATTCGTTTTGTGCAAGGATGTCTGGAGTAGTTAAACACGCCAAGGGTGATGCACCAAGAGCAAAAGCATCATTAAAGCGTTGGAACTGTTCTGGTTGGTAAGGAAAAAACATGGCTTTCTCAGGAACCGTAAGCACCACAGTGATAAATACGCAGACGGTCATTGACCATGCTGTGCGTCGCTGTGGAAAATTAGCTGAAGAGATCACTGACGAGCAACAACAGTTTGCAAGAGAAAACTTGTATTTTCTTTTGTCAAACATGATCAACCGTGGAATACAGTATTTTGCCATCCAAAAGACCGTTGTAGGCTTGATTGCCAACCAGTATGAGTATCTGCTACCCTTAGGTGCAAACGACGCTCTAAACGTCTTATATCGACAATTGGCAAGACCTTCTGGCTCATACACATCTGGTGCTGGTGGCGTTGTTGCCAACATCAGCGATGGAAACACATCGACTTACTGCCAGCAAACTAACCCCAATAGCTACTTTCAAGTTGATTATGGGACATCAAACCCCCAATACATTGGCTCAATAGGCATCATGCCTTATGTGGCAAACTTTGGAACAGCAACTTGGAGCTACTATTTGCAAGCTTCGAGCGATGGGGTGAACTGGCAGACCATTTACACAGGTACAAATGTGACTGTGACTGATGGGCAGTGGGTGTGGCAGGATGTGGACCCCGGCTTTAACGTCGAGTTCTACCGAATCCAAGCCTTCAATGGCACAACTTTGGCCCTTAGAGAGTGGTTTTTAGGCAATAACAGCACAGAAATTGAGATGTCTCGTCTAAATAGGGACGATTACACCAATTTGCCCAACAAAAATTTCACTGCTAACCAGCCTTTTCAATATTATTTTCAACGAACCATCAATCAGCCTACCATGACGCTCTGGCCTGTGCCAAATACGTCATTTGTGCAGATGACTGTGTGGTATTCAGCCCAGATTGAGGACGTTGGAACGCTTCAACAGCAGTTAGCCATCCCACAAAGGTGGTATGAAGCCACTATTTTCATGCTAGCTCACAGAATGAGCTTGGAGTTGCCACAAGTTGACCCAACTCGCATAGCTTATTTGGAGAAAATGGCTGACAAGTTCCTCTACGACGTCGAGCAAGAAGAGCGTGACAAGTCTCCTGAGTACTTCTCACCGAATATTTCAGTTTATACGAGGTAGAAAGTATTACTTATGCCTATATTCATTGATACACGAGGGATGTCTGATATATCTATTGCGATATGCGATAGATGTAAGATGAAGCGTCCCCATGCAGAGATGAGTATGGACTTTAACTTCCCCGGCCTCCGAGTGTGTGCCCAAGGCTGTAAGGATGAAAAGGACCCATATAGGTTGGCGGCTCGGAAGACGGAACGCATCAACATTCGTTTTCCCAGACCTGATACCAACATTGACGTGGTGCCAGACGCAATCATTGAAACTGGATATGGTCAATGGGCCTTGTCACCAGAAAATAATACACAAACACCATCAACAAATGGTAATCTAGATACACTAAGTCCAAGTCCACCTGAGAACCAATAACTATGGCTAATGGCTTTACTTACTGCTGGTCAGATCATAAAACTGCAAAAGTTTATGTGGGAGTGCATCTTGGAAATACAGATGATGGATATGTTTGCTCATCCAAGTCTATGTTGAAAGAATATTCTGACAGACCAAGTGACTTTACTAGAGAAATTTTGTTTGAAGGTGACTATGACATTTGTGCAAGTTTTGAAAAAGCATTGATCTCTGGTTTGTTTAAGCAAGACAAAAATACTTTTTATAACAGGTCAAATGGCAAAAAAATTATTTTTGATGATGAGATTAAAAAGAAAATAAGTGACAAACAAAAAGGCACAAAAATGCCAAATGGTCATTTAGAAAAAATGCTAAAGGCCAGAGAAGGATTGACTCCACACAGAAAGGGAGTTGTTTTAACTGATGAAATCAAGAGAAAAATCAGTGATTCAAAAAAGGGTTGTGTTGGTCCTAATAAGGGTCGAATAATGCCCGAAGAACAGAAATTGAAATTAAAATTAGCACATCTTGGAAAGAAGCATTCTGAAGAACACAAAAAATCTGTGTCTTTAGCTGTGAAAGAAGTTTGGGCTAAACGCAAAAAACAAGGAGCCTGACGTGGCGAATGTGACGATTACACAATTACCAGTAGCAGGTGCCCTAACAGGCTCTGAGGCTGTTCCTGTTGTCCAAAATGGGGTGACGGTACAGACTACGACAGGTGCTATTCAGGCTACCTCAAACCTGAGCACATATAGCTTTTTGACGGTCAATGCTACGCCTGCCTTGCCTTCATCACGTTATTTGACCACAGGTACAGGTTTGGGATTGACTGATGGTGGAGCAGGGTCAAGCTATCAAATTTATTTGAATGGTACTTCTGGTTCCTTAGAGGCATCTGGTGTTGGCGTGATTGCCAAGACAAGTGCAGGAACCATTACACCAAGAACAATCACGGTCACAGGTTCTGGTTTATCAATTACAAATGGTAATGGAGTAGGTGGTAATCCAACAATTTCAACGAGTGGGGTGCTGGCAAACTTTGCCGCAGTCTCAGGCACTGGCCTTCTCTCAGTCAATGGCACCACCTTAGGCTACAAAACCATCACAGGAACCTCTGGTCAAATTGCTGTTACCAATGGCGATGCTTCGACTGGTAATCCCACAATTGGTTTGACCACAACTGCTGTAACTGCAGGCACCTATAACTACGCAACCATCACCGTAGATGCTTATGGAAGATTGACCTCAGCTTCTAGTGGAACTGCTCCTTCTGGTGGTACGGTTTCTTCAATCACTGCTGGTGCTGGCCTAACAGGTGGAACAATCACCACTATTGGTACGATTGCTTTAGCGACCGTAGGAACTGCTGGAACATATGGTAGTGCATCTACTGTACCTGTCATCACAACAAACGCTTATGGGCAGATTTCAAGCGTTACAAACACAAACATAGCTATATCTGCATCTCAGATAACCAGCGGAACCTTACCAATCGCACAAGGTGGTACAAATTCCACTGCATCTCCAACTTCTGGTGGTGTAGCGTATGGTAATGGTACTTCTTTTGCCTTTACATCTGCTGGTACATCTGGTCAAGTTTTGACAAGTAATGGAGCAAGTCCTCCAACATGGTCAAATGCCGCTGGTACAGGTACAGTTACAGCCGTTTCTGTGGTGTCTGCAAACGGTTTTGCAGGAACGGTAGCCAATAGCACCACGACGCCTGCAATAACGCTTTCTACGACGATTACGGGGCTTTTGAAGGGTAATGGCACAGCGATAAGTGCCGCCACCTCAGGCACAGACTACGCTCCTCCCACTTCTGGAACCTCAATCCTTTATGGAAACGGTTCAGGTGGGTTCAGCAACGTCACAATTGGTACAAATTTGACCTTCTCTGGTGGCACATTGAACGCTACTGGTGGTGGCTCAATGGTTTATCCTAGTGCTGGTATAGCTAACTCCACAGGATCAGCTTGGGGAACATCTTATTCGACCACAGGATCAGGCACAGTCGTTGTTTTGGCTACTAGCCCTACCTTGGTGACTCCCAACCTTGGAACGCCTTCTGCGGCAGTTTTAACTAACGCCACAGGCTTGCCCATTTCCACTGGTGTAAGTGGCCTTGGAACAGGTGTTGCAACAGCTTTGGCAGTCAACACAGGGTCAGCAGGTGCAGTTGTTTTGTATAACGGTGCACTAGGAACTCCTTCATCTGGTACTTTGACCAATGCTACAGGATTGCCTTTAACCACTGGTGTGACTGGTACTTTACCTATTGCCAATGGTGGAACAAACGCCATTACAGCTTCTGCAGGCTTCAATAACCTATCTCCAATCACCACAACTGGTGACTTGATCATTGGGAATGGTACAAACAGTGCCACAAGATTAGGTATTGGTACCAGTGGTTATGTATTAACGTCAAACGGTACTACTGCAACGTGGGCGGCATCCACAGGTGGAGTGACTAGCTTTAGTGCTGGAACCACAGGATTTACCCCAAATACAGGAACTACTGGAGCAATTACTCTAGCTGGTACTTTGGCAACCACAAATGGTGGAACTGGCATAACAACAACTCCATCAAATGGGGCTTTGCTCATAGGCAATGGAACTGGTTACACCAGTTCAACATTAACGGCAGGATCAAACATAACCATTACAAATTCAAGTGGTGGTATTACAATAGCATCCAGTGGAGGTGGTTCTACTTCTGCCTATGCGTATGCTTGGTTCATTTCAAGATAAAGGTAAACCATGTTAGTTTTAGACGCAACAACCAAATCAATAACGGTGCAGATGGGAGCTTCGGCTACCACTACGAACCCATCTTTTGTAACTGCTTACTCAGATGACACTGGAAGTAGTTTTGTAGAAGGTTCTAGTGATGGAGCATTGAATGGAACATCCCAAGTTACGCTTGTTTCAGCTCCAGCATCGTCAACTAGACGGTTAATCAAAACCATCTATATTGCAAATATTGACACTGTTGCCAACACATTAACCATTAGTTATAACGACAATTCAACTTTAAGAACAATTGTTAAAGTAACACTTCAAGTTGGAGATACTTGGTCAACTGATGGTACAACAGATACAAATGGTAATTTAAAAACAGTTATTGGTTCTGTTAATTTAGCAAATGTAACAGGAACATTGGCATATGGTAATGGTGGTACAAGTGGTACAGCTACTCCTACTGCTGGTGCTGTGGCATATGGAACAGGTAGTGCATATGCATTCACTTCTGCTGGCACATCCGGCCAAGCACTTCTTTCAAACGGTTCTGGTACTCCCACATGGGGCACAGCAGGTATTTCAACAGGTAAAGCCATTGCGATGGCTCTAATTTTCGGATTCTAAGGAGCATTAAATGGCAAATCCAAATATTGTTAACGTAACGAGTATTTATGGAAATACGGCATATGTTATTCCAAGTACCACAGGTGCAACAACATCTTGGACTTATAACGGTACAACAACGCTGACAGGATTGACGCCTGCCACGAATACCGTCAATAAGATCGACAACATTGTTGTGTCAAATACAACCTCAAGTGCGGCCACCTGTACTGTGGGTATTGGTAACAATGCCACCTTTGGTAGCGCAACTGTAGTTTCATATTTGGCATATCAGATCAGTGTTCCACCAAATGCTTCAGTGATTGTGACCGATAAGACAACAGCGTTTTATTTGACAGAAAACCAATCAGTTGGCGTTACATCTGGTACTGCATCTGCTTTGACATACACAGCATCGTTTGAAGCAATTAGTTAAGGACTGACCATGAGTTTGACTCATCAAGGCGGTTTCATCTCTGCTCAATACAATGGGCTGAACTACCCTGTTCAAACAGTAGAGTATCTTGTTGTCGCTGGAGGTGGTTCTGGTTCGTCTTATTGGGGTGGGGGCGGTGGCGCTGGTGGATTACTAACTGCAACAGGCTATTCTGTAACCATAGGATCATCAATTACTGTGACTGTTGGTGCTGGAGCATCTACTGCTTCTGCTGGGTCTGGTGGATCACAAGGAGCAAACTCTGTTTTTGGATCAATAACTGCAATTGGCGGTGGTGCTGGTGCATATGCTTCCAATAGCTCTGGTGGTGGTTCTGCTGGAGGAGCAGGAAGTTCTGGAACTGCACAAACTGGAGGCGCAGGAACATCTGGGCAAGGAAATGCAGGGGGTAATGCCTCAACATCTGGCAATGGGTATTCTTGTGGTGGAGGAGGCGGTGCAGGCTCTGCTGGTGGTAATGCTGGTGTAAATTTGGCTGGTAATGGTGGCGCAGGTTTGGGTAGTTCTATAACTGGTTCTCCTGCTATTTATGCGGCTGGAGGTGGCGGTGGTGTTCGCACAGGAACACCTGGTCTTGGTGGAGCATCAGGCTCTGGTAATAATGGTAATGGTGGCAACGGAGATTCTGGAAGCAATCCTGGAATCAATGGTCTTGCAAATACTGGCAATGGTGGTGGTGGAGGTGGTGGTTCAGGTAGTGGATCATCTGAAACAGGTGGAGCAGGCGGTTCAGGAATCGTAGTCATCAGATACCCTTCCTATCTATCCCAAGCCACATCAACAACAGGCTCACCCACATATTATCAAGCTCTTGGTTATAACGTCTATGTTTTTAAAGCCAGTGGCACAATCACATTCTGAGAACAAAAAATGGCACAAGGTCTATTCACTCTCAAACAGCAGTTACAAGGCTTGATACAGAAGGCTTGGAGTAATCCATCTACTTATGCTGGTTCATTCCCAACAGGTAGCTTATCTCAATATTTGCAAGCAACATTGCCAGCAACTTTGTCTGGTCAATTTACAATTGAATTTTGGTACTATAGAAACACAACAGGCAACTCAAGTTATTTTACTTTGGGTGATGTTAATACTTCCACAGGATTAGAATTTTATATTGGTACAGGCGGTACGCTTAATCAACTTTATACCAATAATGCAACTTTATTGCAAAATACATCAACCAATCCTTATGTTTGGACTTACGTTGCTATTACAAGGGATGCAAGTAACGTAATAAGAATGTTCATCAATGGCACATCAAATGGAACTACTGCAACAAATAGCAATGCTTTTTCAAGTACATTAAGACTTGGCGTTGAGTATTACAATGGAGCAATTGATGGTGGATGTAATGGTTTATTATCAAACTTTAGAATTTTAAATGGTACTTGCTTATACACATCTAACTTTACTCCTTCATCATCTCCATTAAGCAATATTACAAACACAGCAATACTGACATTACAAAATTCAACAATTGTTGATAACTCAAGTAATGCTTTGTCAATTACAAATAACGGTTCTGTTACTACTCAACAAGCATTTCCATTTACTGGCAATTCATCATACGCAACCCCCGCAGTTGAATACCTTGTTGTAGCAGGTGGTGGTGGGGGTGGATCAAATGATGGCTCTGGTGGAGGAGCTGGAGGATTGTTACAAGGAATATCAAATGTAACAGCAGGCGTATCTGTAACTGTAACTGTTGGCAGTGGAGGTGCAGGTGCAACTCCTAGCGGTACAGGAACCTCTGGTAACAATTCTGTTTTTGCAAATATTACATCTATAGGTGGTGGAGGAGGTTCTTCATGGAACTCATCTACACCTACAAATGGATTAGCTGGTGGTTCAGGTGGTGGTGGCGGATTAAATGATAGTGGATCAATATCTGCGGTTGGTCAAGGTACTGCAAATCAAGGTAATGCTGGTGGGACTGGCTATGCTGGCGGTGGTAATGCGGGTATGGGTGGAGGTGGTGGAGGAGCAGGAACTGTCGGATTAAATGCTAGATCGCTTGTGCCAGGTAACGGAGGCGCTGGTGTAGCATCGGCAATATCTGGAACAGTTACTACATATGCTGGAGGAGGTGGTGGTTCTCCATCAGCAAGTTCTTCAACTTTTGGTATTGGTGGTGTAGGTGGTGGTGGGACAGGAAATAATACTGCCGCTGGTGGTTCAGGAACTACTAATACAGGTGGTGGAGGAGGTGGCGGTGGATTTAATGGAACGGTTTGGGGTGGTGGCACAGGCGGATCAGGCATCGTCATCATTTCTTACCCAGATACCTATAACGCACCATCAGCATTGACAGGAACATATACTGCTTCTACAAGTGGCAGTGGTAGTATGAACTTTAATGGTTCTAGTAACAAAGTTACATATGCGTCATCATCTGCCATGAGTTTAAGTGGTCAATTTACAATTGAATGCTGGGTTTATTGGAATGGCTCATCTCCACCTTATCAAAATATTATTGGTTCAAATGATACTTTTTCTAATAATGCTTCTTTTATTAGAGTTTGGGGAACATCAGCTTTAAGTGCATTAGCAAGTAAAGTTGGAATTGGCAATGTTTCTCATGATAGTACATCAGCAGTTTATTCAACAAATAATCTTATTGCAAATACATGGAATCACATAGCGGCAACAAGAGATAGTAGTAATATTATTCGTTTATTTATCAATGGTTTTTTAGAAAAAACAGGAACAACTGATACAAGTTTATATGATTTTGGTCAAGGTGGGACTTGTGTAGGAGATTCACCTTGGGATGGAGCAAATGGCTGGTATTCTGGTTATATAACTAATTTAAGAATTATCAAAGGAACTTGTTTATATACAAGTTCTTTCACACCTAGCACAATTCCATTGACTTCTATTTCAGGAACATCGTTGTTATTGAATAGTGTATCAGGAGCATATTTGCAAGATTCATCACCTAATTCTTTTTCCCCTACTTCTTCAATTTCTGTTTCAGCTCCTTGGAGCCAACTATCCCCATTTGCAACAGGACTAGGATACAAGAATCGTGTGTACACTTGGACTGGTAGCGGAACTGTGACGTTCTAAGGAATAAAAATGAGTCAATCATATATCGGCGGAATCATCACAGGAACATTAAACCCTTTGACATCTTTGCCTACTGCAACTGTAGAGTATTTGGTTGTGGCAGGTGGAGGTGGGGGTGGTGGCTATGATGGAGGTGGTGGAGCTGGTGGTTTATTAACTGCAAATAACTTTGCTGTAATCGCTGGTTCATCTTTAACTGTTACTGTAGGCAGTGGAGGTGCAGGAAGTTCTACTACTGGAGGTTCAGCATTAAATGGAACTAATGGTTCAAATTCAGTATTTTCATCTGTAACTGCAACTGGTGGTGGTGGCGGTGGTGGATTTTCTTCTGCTGGTTCATCAGGTGGTTCTGGTGGAGGTGGAGGTTATAGCGGTGGAGCATTTACTGCTGGTTCTGGAACATCAGGTCAAGGCTATGCAGGTGGGGTAGGTGGAACTTATAGCGGGCCAACTTATGGTGGTGGCGGTGGTGGTTCTGGAAGTGTTGGTAGCGCAGCAACAACTGGACAACCTGGTAATGGAGGAGCAGGAACCTGCTCAACAATTACAGGCTCAAGAGTTTTTTATGCAGGTGGCGGTGGCGGTGGTACTGATGGTGGAACTACCTTTGGGTTGGGGAATTCTGGTGGTGGTAATGGTGGCTGGAATACTACCTTGCTTGCTACAAGTGCTATTGCCAATACTGGTTCTGGAGGAGGTGCAGCAAGTGGAAATTTAGGACCTGCTGGCAATGGAGGATCAGGCATAGTCATTATTCGCTACCCTGCTAACTGTGCTCCTCCTTCCTCATTTGGTGGAGCGTCTACACCACAGGTTTATTACAATAATGGTTATCAAATTTACGTCTGGACAAGTTCAGGCACAATTACTTTTTAAGGAGTTTTAAATGTCTCACTTTGCTCACGTTAATTCACAAGGTATCGTAGATAACGTCATTGTTATCGAAGCAGAAACACTTGCACTTGGACACTGGGGTGACCCTTCTGAGTGGGTGCAAACAAGCTATAACACTCATGGTGGCGTACACAATGGTGGCGGTACTCCTTTGAGAGCAAACTACGCTGGTATTGGTTACGTTTACGACAAAAACAACGATGTTTTCCATGCTCCACGTCCAGTAGACAGAAATGGTGTTACCTGTGATTCATTCACAATTGGCGCACCAACATGGCAATGGGTTAATCCTGTTGCTATGCCTGTCCATGAAGGCAAAATCTATGCATGGGATGAGCCTACAAAGGCTTGGGTTGATGTAACTCCTGTGGTTGAAGCCACTCCTACACCAACTCCTGAAGTTACACCCACCCCAACACCTACACCTGAAGTTACACCTACACCTTCAACTGGAGCCTAATATGGCGCAGTATTCTGGAGTCTGGACGCTATCTCAAGTAAGTCAAGCTGTCAAAGCACAGAATTGGAGTGGAATTAGCCCTCCTGTTGTTGAGTACCTTGTGGTTGCTGGTGGCGGTGGTGGTGGTTATGCTAATGGCGGGGGTGGCGGTGCAGGTGGTTTGCTTTCTGGGTTTTCTTCCATAACGCAAGGAATTCAATGTTGGGTTACTGTTGGTGCTGGTGGCACAGGAGGAACTACAGCAAGTAATGCAGGTACTGGTGGAAATTCAGTTTTATTAGCTACATCATCAAGCGCGACCACAGGAAATTTTGTAGCATCAGGTGGGGGTGGTGGGCAAGGTTATGCAACTGCTGGTAGCTCTGGTGGTTCTGGCGGAGGCGGTGGCAGATGGGATGCTGGACAAACATCTGGTGGTGCAGGTATTTC